TTCCTGTGCTAATGTTCCCGAATTCCCGAACTTCTGTTCCTTTTTCGTTAGATTCTCCGTGTATGCATCCGCTGAACATGGAGTTTTTAAAAGCAACAAACCAACATCTGTCCCTTCTGTGCGGAGCGTTTTTGGATGCAGCTGGAATAATATACGGTTGAACTTCGTACCCTTCATTTTCCAAGTCAAGGCACACCTGCTCGAATACCAATCCGCCATCAATATTCGTGATACCAAATACATTTTCAGCGATGACGAATTTGGGCTTAATTTCTTGAATTGCTCGAAGCATCTCTCCCCATAAGTAGCGTTCATCATCCGTCCCTTTTCTTTTTCCAGCGGTGCTGAATGGTTGGCATAGTTACGGGAAGCCACCTGTGAGGATGATGTCATCGTTCCTCCAGTGGCTTCCGTGTCTCCTTGTAAGTTCAGTGTTAATTGTGTCATAAGTTAAAGTTGTTATATCTCTATGGTGATAGGCATCAGGGAAATGATGTGAAAGTATTTTGTGTGGAAATTCGTTAATTTCACAACTAACATAATTCTTCCATCCCATCCACTCGGCAGCCAAATCAAAGCCACCTATACCGCTGAATAAACTAAAATGTATCATTTTGTATATTGATTATTGCCAGTTGAATATTTTCTTGCGTGTTCGGAATGTTCTATTAATTCCAAATTTTCAATTCTGTTATCTGACTTATTTCGGTTAATATGATGTATATCAAATCCTATTGGGATCACCCCTTTTTCTTTTTGGTAAACATATCTGTGCATTAACTCCCTATCACCTGTTGTTTTCTCATAATAACCGTGACCACGCAATGTAAATTTATGACCATCATAAAACTGATATGGTTGAAAATTAGGTGATCGTAACTTAAAGCTTCTTCGTTTAAATGCTTTAAATAAACCTTGCCTTGTTACTCCTATCTTTTTACCTACCTGTTCTAATGACAAACCATCTAAATACATTTGATACGCATTTTGATATTTTTCATTTTTCATACTTTCAAATATATAACAAATAGTTTACAAATGCAATCTTTTATATTATCTGCTCCTTATAACGTGTGTATTTCCCTTCAAAGGTCATCGGTACTGCTACGCATTGCCCATGTCTGTTCTTCCCAATAATTAACTCTGCGTCTAATTCTATCTCTGGCTTTTCGTCAGCGTAGTAAGCAGGTCTAAACGGGAAAAGTACAATATCGCTGTCTTGCTCTATCTGACCGCTCTCTCTTAAGTCTGAAAGCATTGGTCTTTTGTCTGCTCTCTTTTCAGTCTCTCGTGAAAGCTGTGCAAGTGCAACCAAAGTAATTCCTAACTCTTTCGCCAATAGTTTAAGTGTTCTGCTAATGTGTGCAATCTCTTGCTCTCTTACTTTTTGATGGCTTTTAATTAACTGCATATAATCAATGAAAACAATGTCAAGACCATGTTTAGCCTTGTGTAGTTTAATCTTCGCTACAATGTCGTTAATGTCGCTATTACTACCATCGTCAAGAAAGAAGTCCATATTCATTCCGTAGAGTCTATCGGTGATTTCTTTTAGATCCGTTTCAGTTACTCTGGCACTACGAATTTTGTAGTTCTCGACATTGGCAATAAATGAAAGGTATCTTTTTGCAAGTTCTTCTTTTGACATCTCAAGAGAAATAAATAAAGCCTTTGCATGACGGCAGCAATCAATAGCAAGTGATAAAGCAATGGCAGTTTTACCGCTTCCCGGTCTACCTGCTATCACAACCATATTACCCTTATTCCATCCACCCAAGTACTTATCCAAGTACTTCCATCCAGTAGAGATACCTGTCATGTTAGTTCCTCTTTTAACAGCATCGTATAAAGTGTCAATCACATTACCTGCTACTGAAGAAATAACGGTTGCCTTGCTGCTTATGTTAACGGTATTTTCAGTAACCATCAAATTGATGTCCGCAATTATTTCGTTTAGTTCTTTGGAAAAATCTAAATGAGCAACTTTGCTTTGTATGTTGTTTTTCTTGTAAACAATCTCAAGTTGAAGAATCTCTTTCTCTAAATGGACGTTTGTGGTAACATAGTTCTGCATCGTTGCAATTTCTCTGATATGCTCTTTATGTCTTAAGCCTATTGTAGAAAGTGATACAGGTTGATTACTCATGTAAAACTCTTGCATCGTAATTACTACGTCTTTTCTAAATGAAGTAAACCAATTCGGGTTCATCTTCATTATGTAGTTGTGTGCATCAGGATAAAGAAATATTTGTCCTAATATGCTGTTTTCTATTTCAATCATCTAAATTAGCTTTCTTAATTGTAGTACTTTTCAAAGGTAATTCATTTCTGGATATCCAGTTCCTTGCTGCTGCTCTCCAATCTTTCATTTTGTTTTTACCAATCATCCAACCTTTAGAAGAATAAAAGTCGTGAAACCTTTGAGCATCTAAATTTGGAAACTCATTTTTTAACTCTTCAAGTGTCGGTACTACAAATGTTTGTTTTACATTGTTTGTTTTATATTGTTTTGATTGGTTCAATCTGACCTCTTCCATTGGTTCAAATTGACCTAATCGAGTGGTCAAAGTATACCAGTTAGTTTTATTCATTGGATTCTTATCTAACTGCATTACTTCCAATACCTTATCTTCTCTTAACTTTTGTAAGGCTCTTTTAATTGTTGACTCACTCATAAATGGATAAGTTCGCTGCCATTCAGCAACTGAATTGTACATCCATACTTTTCCAAAATGATTGTGAGTTTCTTTGTAACGGTTTAAGGCTAATCCTAATTGAATGCCTTGAATAAGTATCGCTGCTTCTATTCCGTACTCTTCAGCGTACTCTGTTTTAAATGATATTGTTTCAACTTTCATTAAATAAAAAATGCCCATACAAATTAGATGTGTTGCAGCCATCTAACCCGTACAGGCAAATATCTTTTAAACTTAACCATCTGCAACTTGGTTGTGTTTTCTATGTTAAAATAAAGAGGGCAGCAGTTGTGTTACTACCCCCTTTGATTTGGTGTGATGCAAAGATACTAAAACTATTTGAATTATCAATTGTTTTTTTCTTCAAGTTGAATAAATCCGCTGTGCTTATTCGTTCCAAGTTCCTTAAGAAATTGTACTTCCACCTTTGCGCTGTTAATTATTACCTGACTGACATCGCAAATAGCTTTAGCGGTATCAAGGTCAATTTCTTTGTCTTTTAGCATCTCAATAGTCTCAAAGAGATGGTTTCTTAAATCTGTGATTTTGTTCTTCGGCATAGTCTTCCTTTTATATTTTTCTTTAATTTTCTTAATTGCAAAGCTGCTTCTCTTACATCTGGAGGCAATTTGTTGTGAGGCTCTTGACCAGGTTTAAATCGAGTTTCTTTACCTCCCCAATTTTCACCCATCTTCATTCCTTTATTCCAACTTGTTCTACCTTTCTGCCATCCGCTAACGTAACCTGCTTGACGGTGCATAAATATTTTCCATTGCTTTTCTTTCTTAATTCCTAATTCAGAAGCCTTTGTGCCTAATGCTGATGGTGTGCATCCAAGCATCTCACATAAGTCATCTCTGTACATAGTAGGAAAGTATATCTTTAGTAGTTCAATCTTTTCTTGAGTCCACCGCATAACCTAAATCAGCTTTGACCTTTTCTTGTTGGTTGTGTCTCTCTTGGTACATTTCACCTCTTAAGTGAGGGTAGAACATCTGTAACTTACGTCTTATTCGTGTGATGCTTTGAGCGTTGCAGAGATGACCGTTTTTAATTAGATCTAAAAACATTTGTACGTTTTCAGGTCTCATTGCGTTATCGTTCATCTCCATTGCCCAGTAGTCAGCGATTAAGATATTATCGTTATCTCTTGCGTGTGGGTTGTTTAACAAACAAGCCGTCACTCTGCGTTCAATTAGTTTGTTCATTATCAAAGAAATTATTTACGATTTCAGTTGCCTTCTTAAAGCCTTCATTGTATCCATCCAAGTAAGCCTGTTCTTTTTCAAGTTTAAATAGTTCTCTGGCTTTAGCGATTTCATTCTCCCATTGTCTGTGATGACCAGAGAAGATTTGTTCGATTAGATATTCTAAACTGCTCATTTCTTTAGTTCCTTTCTAATACGTCTCATTGAACGGTTAAAAACTTCAGCTTGATGTCTGCTAACCTTAACAGGCTTTTCTAACTGGTAAGGTGTAGCCTCTTGCTGTTGGTCAAGCCACTTTTGAAATTTCAAGTAGTCGAAATAAATCTTAATTAGCATTGATATTCCACCAATGACTAAAGCTGCTAATAAATATCCTACGTCTATCATATTGTTTTTAATTATGGGGGCAATTAAGCCCCCTGATTTATTTTATACCAATTATTTACTACTTTTTCTGCTTCTTTTTTTGAGTACCATAATTGATCTTCTTCCATTGTAAAACTATCTAACAAGTCCCAATCGTTAGAAGATACAACCCATTTACAATTACCTTGAATTTCTTTACCACCATAATATAAAAAAAATGGAGTACCTTTAATTGTGTGTGTTTTATGTGTTTGTTCGTTTTGCATAGTTCAAAGATAAAACCATTTTTTAATATTGCAAAAATATTTTTAATATGTCGTACTATATTACAATTCTATGACTTTTCTCAATAGTTCAGAAGCAGCCTCTAACTTCTCGTCTATCTCTTCCTTCACTAAATGCAATTCTATCTCTGCAACGTGAATATCTTTGCCGATGGGCATTCGTGGATCGTAAGAAACAAAGTACCCTTTTTCTAAATTGGCGGTAATCATGCCAAGTTGCATCTGCCAAAAATATTCTGGGTGAATCTCTTTTAAACTATCAGCATCGTAGATTTCAAAGTTCTTTAAGTGAATTGCAGAGTTATACGGGCATTTAATTTCAAGAATGGCATCTTTACTCAAGCCATCAGGTGAATAGCCGCTAAAGTCTCCGTAAGGAATAAAAACGTAGGTTTCTCCACCGTAGTAAGTAAACTCTTCAAATGTAATCCGTGAGAACTTACTAAAAGCGTGTGACTCGTGTTCGATTCCCCAATCGAGAGCCTGACCGAAGATTTGTTTCTTCTGACCGGTGAGAATCTCTGCTGCTTTCTCATATACGAAAGTTTCTGCTGTTTTAGAGAGAGAGTTCCCATTTCGAGAACTCCCCATTAGTTTGTGTATTTCAGAGGCTGTGAAGCGAGATAGTCTCGCCTCTTGCCATCTTTCTGCTGATTCGGTGATTGTTATCTGCATAGTTATTTTTTGTAAATGTTTGAATAATTTACTGCTGCATTTTGAATCTCCTTAAGCAATTCAATTTCTCTGTCAAAAGTAGAATCGTCATTTGCAAGTTCATAAATAAATATCTGGTTTTTTAGATATAATAAAAACTCTTCAAATGATAAAACTGCATTTTTGTGTTGATCTATTGTAATTTCCATCCTTTTTCAATCATTCATTTAGTAGCCGTTAATAAAATTCTAACTTCGTCAGTTAAAACGTACTTTGCTTCAATGTCAGATACACTACCACCTTTAGATAAGTGTTCAAGTGCTTTGCTCCACATTGGATGCTTTGTGTTTAAATGCTCTTTTACAGCAGTAACCTTGTGACCACTTGCAGCGTTCCCGTCATCATCTGTTTGATTCAAGTTAAAAATAGACGCAAGACTGTACCTTCTTGCATACGTCAAACTCGACCCCTGTTGCTGGGGGTTGCTAAAATCTTTCATTCGTAACACTTGTGCAGATTGCATAAATTCGCCACTTTCAGCGTGATACACGGTAGTTACTAAACTATCTCCATTCGGGTGTTGTGTAACCAATAGACCGCATTCTTGCAAGATTGGATTAATGGTTTCAAGAATGCTTGTAAGGTCAGCATAACTGCTTTTAAAGTGAGGATTCTTTGCAGTCTTTTTAACG